GGGCGCGTACTTGTATTCCGCCCAGCGCTCCTGGTAGCCGAAGACCTCCTGGTCGTCGCCGTCGGCTGCGCAGTAGATCTCCTGTCCGAGCACGGCCTGCTCTCCGAGGTGGCTGAGGACGGGCCAGTAGTAGTCGAACCTCGTGCGCCGGGTCCACATGCGGTGGAGCCCCTGCGAATAGTTGAGGTCGGCCCGCACCTCGAGCAAGCCGAGGATGAAGCCGTGCTCGACGAAGCTCTTGGTGAAGCCGCCTCGGGCGCTGAACGTTCCCATTGCGGCCAGGTTGCCCTGCGGGCTGTCGGTCGTGGTCTGCGAGGTCTGGGCGATGGGCGTCACTCTGACATCGGTGGTGCTGCCGCCGAGGTACTCGGGGCGCTGGAGTCTCGCATCGGGCGAGGTGACGCCGAAGTGTGCCTTGAGGATCTCGGTGTAGCGCGTGCCGCTGCGGGCATCGCGCTCGTAGAGTCGTTGCAGCTGGAAGGCCTCGCGGAGCGAGGCGATCGTGGGCGCGGTGGCCTGTGTGAGGTCTGCGTAGGCCTGGAGGGCCGGGTTCGCCCAGATGAGCGGGTTGCTCAGGGTGTTCTGGAGGTTGATGTTGAGTGTGGCGGGCGGCCCGATGCCGCCGTCCATGTAGATCGGCGAGGTGCCGTCGTTGTTGGGTCCGCCTCCGTTGACTCCGGCTGCCGTGAAGGTCGGCCCTGCGATGGGCGTGATGGTTACGGGAGCGCTGCTCCCGAGCGGCACGGTGACGCCGGGGCCCTTCTGCGGCCACGGCAAGCAGCTCGTGAAGTAGTCGTGCCGCTTGTTGCGTGTCTGCGGGATGTCCATGCTCGACGCGTCGGGTCCGTCGTCGCGCGGGACGTTCTTCTTGGTCTGCATGTTCTGATCGCGGAACCACTCGTTCCAGATCAGGTGGTACGCGCGGAAGGGAAGCGCGTTGACGGGCGCTTCGATGTTGACGCCCACGGGGATCCCGAAGTAGTCGGCGAGGCCTCCGGTCTGGAAGCCGCCGCTCGGGACCTCGATGCTCGGCGTGAGGTAGTCGACGGTGCCGACGTCCTCGGGGCGCTCGTTCTCGCCCATGTGGTTCTGCCAGTGCTCCCACAGGAGCCGGTTGGGCACGAAGAAGAAGAAGATGTCCAGGTGGAGGTTGTCCATGACCGGGACGAAGGGCGTCGCTAGCCGCCCGAAGAGCTGGGCGCTGACGTTGAAGGTGTCTCCGGGCAGGATCTCGTCGAGGAAGAAGGGGACGAGGGTTCCCTGATTGAAGGTCGTCTTGTGGCTGTGCGTTCTGTTGAAGGTCGAGCGGGGAACGCTGACCGTGGGAACCTGGGCGAAGGAGTAGTCTCGGTTTGGACGCATTGCGTTATTTCCCATGTAGGACGATGGAGTACAGTTACACACCCTTCAAGAAGCAGTAGTGCTGCGACCTTGGTCCACCCCATTGCTACTTGATGCAATGGGGTGGACTGACACCGTGCCAACTACGGACCCCCTTCATGGGGTGCCCCCTTGTTGTGTCTGAGCCATGCTTGCGTCGCGGCGCGGTAGGCCTTGCAGGCCTCGGCGTAGGCGTTCGCGGCGATCTCGATGGCCGTCCGCCGGTCCCAGGGCGCGTTCGTGGCTCCTGCGGCCTCCCAGAGGCCTGAGCAGGCCTTCTGGTAGGCGCGTTCGGCCTTGCGGAAGGTCGTCTCGGCCTCGGTCACTTCTTCTCGGGCTCGGTCGGCACGACGCGAGCCGGCTCCGGTAGCGGGTTCATGAGGCCGAGGTCTCGCGCCTCCTGGTGGTTGTTCGGGTCGGCGATGAAGTCGAGGATGGCGGCCGGGTTGTTCTTGAACCGGTCGCGGACCTTCGCGGGCAGCTGCTGCATGAGTTCGCCGACCCCGGTGATGGTCTGCATCGCCAGGTGGTAGTCGGTGATCCGCTCGTCGGTGAAGTCTCCGAAGAGCGGCTGGCGGTCGCTCGTGGGCACGAGCTCCTGCTGCTGGTACTTGTCGAGGATGTGGTTGATGTCGCACTCCTCCTTGAACTGCTTCTGCGTTCGCGTTGGCTCGGTTGTCGTGAGGCCTTCGGCCTTGTGGTGGTCGTAGTAGGTGGAGAACTTGCGGGTTGCCTTGCTCACTTGGCGTTCCTCCTGGCGAGTGCTTCGGAGATGTCGAGCGCCTTGGGCGGCTCGGTCTTGATGACGTAGTCGATGGCCTTGGCGATCCGGTTGGGCGTTCCGTTCATGGTGCCGTCGGCCTCGTTGAAGTCGGTGAGGTAGTCGAGGGAGTAGTCCTCGGGGTGCTTGTTGACGGGCGAGTTGTTCTCGTTCGCGTGGTCGCTGAAGAGTCGGATGGCGTGCGCGTTGGAGTGAGCCGGGAACGGCTGCATGTACGCTGCGACGGCTCGGTCGAAGATGGCGTAGAGCTTCATGGGTCGAGTTCCCTCGGGTTCGTTTGTGAGAGTGAGATGTGCTTCTGTTCGGTCGCTGCGAGGTTGCGTGCGGTCTTGTTTGCGATGAGTAGTGCGAGGTCGCTCTTGAACTGTGAGTAGGAGTCACAGTCGAGGGCTTCCCACTTGTTCTGGTAGTAGCGTGGGACGGGCAGCTTGCGCGTCGAGTGGAGGACGGAGCAGCTGCCGGTGTTGATGATGTCCTGGTGGTGCTTATCCCAGAATGCGGCGCCCAGGCCTGGGCGGCGGCTCATGGTGTGATACTCGGGCGTGCGGCCGTGGTAGTGCGCTGCGTGGTCGGCCTGGTCGATGGTCCACTTCTTTTTCGTCACGTAGGCGGCGACATAGCGAGCGGCTTGTAGTGTGACGTTGGTCGCTACGGTCACGTGGCCTTTCTGCCATAGGCTGTCCAAGTAGTCGGAAGCGTAGAGTGCGCGTGCAGGTGGTGCGCGCGGGTTGAGTCGCTTGAGGTCTTGGACGTGCAGTTGGTAGATGAGCGCGTGGTGATGCGGTCGCTCGGTCCGCTCGCCGTACTCGCCGCCTTGGAAGTAGCGAAGCGGTCGGTCGTGGATTTCAGCCTGGCTCTTTCTTAGGCGCTTCATGAAGAGTGTGAAGTCGAGTGGCCTAAGTGTCATTGTACCCGATTGGTCTGACCAGGGCAAATCCTGTTCACGGTAGGTGAACGTGCAGAAGTATGACGTTCCTGGGTTCTGGGCCTCGGTGGTGTGCAGCTCGTGCATCATGCGGATGCCCCATCCACGAGCCCAGTCGAGACGGCACCCGATGCATCTGCCGCATCGGGTGCTCGTCGGTTGTGATGTGTCGGCCTCTGCCCATGTGAACGTGATCGGTGTCTTGCCGGACGGGTTCGGCTGTCGCGCTCGCCAGCTTGCGAGCGGGTGGTAGCAGGGCACGTTTCTGACCCGAAGGTGTGGAGAGCGGGTTCGATTCCCGTGCTCTGCCGGTTACAGGCGGAAGCCGCCCCGGGCCGTGCGGGCCCGGATGTTCCGCTTGTGGGTCTTGGCGGCGGTCTTGCTGAACCGGCGGCGGTCGCGGCGCCGGTTGTGGACCTTCCTCCTCATTGCCATGACTCAGTAGCCTCCTCTCATGCCGGGGCGGTCGCCCCGGTCGCTGACGTTGGGTGTCGACGGTGGTGCCTTGCCGCTGGTGTGCAGCCAGCGCTTGAAAGCATCCCAGACTTCGGATGCGCCTTCTCTCACGGCTCTGAACGTTACCATGTCTCGGACGGCTGCCTTGGCGTCTTGTACCTCGTGGAAGGCGAAATCTCCCACGGCGCCTGAGTCGACCCAGTTCACGAAACGCTTGAGGTCGTTTCCTCCCTTGACGAGTAGGGGCACGACGGCCTGGAGGGCGTCTGCGATCTGTCGCTCTCGGCGTGCTCTCTCACGCAGCTCGTCGGCCATCGCTCCGCTGGTGGTGATCTGTGCGGCCTTCCACTCGGTGTCCTTGAGTGTGTTGTCGATCGTCGCGGCGAGGCTTCGCGCGACGTCGGGCTGTCGGCCGAGCTCTGCGCCCTTGAGTTGCGTGTCGATGGCGGCGCTGTTGGCTTGCTCCTGGAGGAGCCGGGTTCTCGCGTTGGTCTCGGCGACGGCTGCGTTGGTCGTCGCGGTCTCGTTGGCGAGTCTTGCGCTCGTGAGCTTGAGTTCGGTGGCCTTGCCGATGGCTCCTGGGACCTCCTTGAGTGGGTTCTCTGGCTGGTAGCTCGCCCCGCTGGGCGTGCTGGCTCCGCTTGCCTTCCCGATGGCGAGCATCGGGTTGATCCCGGCCTTTCTCATGTCCTCGGTCATGCGCTGGTACGCGGTGGAGGACATGCGTTCTTGGAACTTCATCTGACGTTCTGCGCCCCACATTCCGAGGGCGCTCGATGCCAGGCTACCGGCGGCGCTGATCCCTGCGCCGCCGAGCATGGCTCCCATGAACTCTTCGCCTGGCATGGTGGCCTAGAAGTGGTCGATGAGGCCGGGGATGCTGTACGTGGGCATCGGCCTGGTGGCGCGGCAGTTGATCATGCTGTCCATGATGAAGTCGGGCTCGCTCGGTACGGCGCTGATGCGCTTGACGGTCCCGGTGGCGTCGCTGATGAACTGTGCGTTGAGTAGCGGTCTGTTGGTGAACTCCTGGGCGAGGTGCCAGACGTCGAGTGACTGTGACGTCGTCGGGTTGTGCCTCATGAGCCCGGTGATCTTGCCGGGCGCGTACTTGTATTCCGCCCAGCGCTCCTGGTAGCCGAAGACCTCCTGGTCGTCGCCGTCGGCTGCGCAGTAGATCTCCTGTCCGAGCACGGCCTGCTCTCCGAGGTGGCTGAGGACGGGCCAGTAGTAGTCGAACCT